CCGTCAAAGGGGACACGCTCAAGCCGGTCATTCAGACCCGGAACTGGAACGGCGACGGGCAGATCCAGGCCTTCGCCTGCGGCACCTTCCAGGTGGACGATTTCAGCTTCAGCGGGGGGCCACCCATCCGGCTCAGCCTGGAGGGGCTGGCCCTCCCCGCAGACAGCAGCTTCAAGACCACCCAGCGCACCCTCACCTATGAGGACGCCACGCTTCAGGAGATTGGCCAGGAGATCGCAGGCCGTGCCGGTATCGCCCTGTTTTACGAAGCGGACACCATCAGCATCAAGCGCATCGAGCAGACCAACCAGTCGGACTGCGAGTTTTACAACAAGCTGGTCACAGACTACGGCCTGGTGCTGAAGATTTACGACAACCGGCTGGTGGTATTTTCAGAGGCCCAGTACGAGGCCAAGGCGGCGAAGCTGACGCTGACGGAGGCGGACTTTGAACCCGGCTGGTCTTGGGACACCACTCTGGAGGGCACCTACACCGGCATCAAGTACCAGTACACCAACGCGGATCAGAACAAGACCTTCACGGTCGAGGCAGGCGGAGGCAACCGCATCAAGACCAGCAACACCGCCGCCGATAACCTATCGGAGGCCATCACCATCGCCCTGGCGGAGCTGAACACCGCCAATAAGGGCACCACCACCATGAGCATCACGCTCAAGGCCCAGCTCGGCCTGATCGCCAGCGACTGCGTGGAGATCAAGGGCCTGCAGAAGCTGGACGGCAAGTATTACATCGAGAAGATCACCCACAGCATCGGCAGCGGCTACAAAATGACCCTGGAGATGCGCCGGGTGGAGGAACGGATCACCACCGTGACCGTGGCAAAAGAGAGCGCCGCATAGGCGGCAGGAAAGGGGGAGGCCCATGGACAAGCAGCAGCTCCTGCGTATCGGCAGGATCTCCAGTTACAACTTCCCGGACGGCACCGCACGGGTGACCTACGACGATAAGGACGGCAGCACCACGCCGGAAATCCCCTTCCTAGCCTGGGAACACTGGCGACCGAAGATCGGAGACCAGGTGCTGGTGGGCCACCTCTCCAACGGCACCAGCAGGGCCATCATCCTCGGCCCCTTCTGGTATGAGGGACACCGGCCCCACGGTGGCCGGGAGGGCCTCTACCGCCAGGAGTACACGAGCACCCTGGGTGGGGACGCTGCAGAGTACGACGAAAAGACCGCCTCCCTGACCATTCAGGCAGGCGGCTGCACCATCACCCTGGCAGGCGGAAAGGTCACCGTCGACGCCCCGTCCGGCGTGGAGGTGACCACCACCGTCACCGCAGCAACAGAGGTGACCGCCGGAGCCATCAAGCTCACGCAGCACACCCACACCGGCGTCCACGGCGAAACCTCTAAGCCCCATTGATAGGAGGGCAGCATGGCAATCGGAAATTGGGGGACTGACATCGTCTTCCGGGTGAGCGAGCGGGAGGCCCTGCTCCTTCAGAGCCTGAACCGCACCGTCAGCGCCGAATGGGCGGCACACAGCCGCATCGGACTAAAGAACCAGTCGGAATTCATCCGCCCAGGGCTGCAGCAGGTGACGTTCACCATGGTACTGGACGCCACCCTCGGCATCCGGCCCAGGGCGAACATCGAGCGGCTGGAGACCCTGGTGGAGCGGGGGGCGGTAAACACCCTGGTCATTGGAGGCCGGAGGGTGGGCCGACACCGCTGGAAGATCAACAGCACAAGCGAGGCATGGAACACGATCCTGAACGGCGGCGAGCTGCTGCGAGCCAGCGTCAGCGTGACCATGGAGGAATACCTATGAGGGGAGGAACCGCAGGTGGAAGTTGCAGACATTGAGGTCGGCTTCGAGTACGGTGCCGGAGACGGGGCCACGGAGCGGGAGATCATCCGAAATGTGGAGATGATCATGGCAACTCCGGTCGGCTCCTCCCCTTTGTACCGGGACTTCGGCGTGGACAACTCCATGCTGGACAAGCCCCTGGACGTGGCCCGCAGCCTATACGCGGTCGCCGTCATGGAGGCCGTGGACAAGTGGGAGCCGCGAGCCAGGGCGGAGCAAGTGACCCTGACCCCGGAGGCATCCGGGAAACTTCGAGCAAAGGCGGTGATCGTGCTTGCTTAACGAAACCCTGAAGCCGCTGGCGGAGCTGCCGGACGTCTCCTTCATCGACAACGATACCATCGACGCGATGATGCAGCGCCTGGTCTCCAACTACGAGCGGCGATACCAGGAGATCACCGGCAAGGAGGTAACGCTGGGGGCAGCAGACCCCATGCGGATCGCCCTCTATGCCGTGGCCCTCGACCTCTACCAGACGGAGCAGTACGTCGACCGGGCTGGGAAGCAAGACCTCCTGAAATACAGCTACGGCGAATTCCTGGACGGCCTCGCCGCCAACAGGAGCGTGAGCCGAAAAGAGGCCACGGCAGCGCGGACTACCGTGCGCTTTACGGCCTCGGAGACGAAGGACTACGCCCTGGCCATCCCGGCAGGCATCCGCGTGACCAACGGTGACGGAATCTACTTTACCACCGTGGAGTACGCGGAGATCGCTCCCGGAGACGAATATGTGGACGTGGAGGCGGTCTGCACCGCAGAGGGGACGGAGGGAAACAATTTCCTCCCCGGCCAGGTGGACATCCTGGTAGACCCCCTGCCCTACATTCAGAGCGTGGCCAACGTCACCACATCGGAGGGCGGAGCCGCCAGGGAGAGCGACGAAAGCCTCGCGGAGCGCGTCTACCTGGCCCCGTCCGGCTACAGTACCGCAGGCCCATCGGACGCATACGTCTACTGGGCGAAGACCTTCAACGCCGGTATCGGCTCGGTGGTGCCGGTCTCCCCGGAGCCGGGGAAGGTCGACGTCTACGTCCTTATGACCGACGGCTCCATGCCGGGGGAGGAACTGCTGCAGGAACTGCAGGACTACCTAACCGAGGAACGCATCCGGCCCATGACCGACCTGGTGACCGTGAAGAAGCCGGAGGCCGTGGAGTTTTCCATCGACTTGACCTATTACATCAACCGCAGCGACCAGGCCAAGGCCGTCACCATCCAGGAGAGCGTGAAAAAGGCCGTGGCGGAGTACACCGTCTGGCAGACCTCGGAGATTGGCCGGGACATCAACCCGGATGAGTTGGTGCAGCGCATCAAGGCGGCAGGAGCCAAGCGGGTGGAGCTGACCGCCCCCACGTTTGCCGTGGTCGGTGAGACCCAGGTGGCCAAATGCACCGCCAGCGCCGCCGACAACGGGGGGCTTGAGGATGATTGAGCTATACGACGGCCAGATCACCGACCTGCTGCGGAACAACCCGCTCCAGTATGACCCGGAGGTCATGGCCATGGGCTATGCCATCCGGGAGGAAAAGCGGCGCATCATGGCAGAGACGGCGCAGACCCTCACCATGGCCATGCTGGACAACGCCCCGGAGTTCATTCTGGATGTCCTGGCCGTGGAGCTTCGCACTCCGGCCTACGATGAGACGCTGCCCGTGGAGACGAAGCGGACGCTCATCAAGGGAACGCTGGAGTTTTACGCCCACCTGGGGACACCCTGGGCGGTGAACTGGGTGATCCGCTCCATCTTCGGAAACGGCAAGGTCACCGACTGGTATGAGTACGACGGCGAAGCGCATCACTTCCGGGTGAGCGCCATGAATGACGGCACCTTCGAGACCCTGGAGGGGCTGGCGGCTTTCATTCGGATGATCTCCACCATTAAGCGGCTCTCCAGCTGGATCGACGGCATCACCGTGGACACTGACATGGGGACGCAGCCGCTCCGCTTCGGCGGCGTCATGGCCATCCAGACCAGACTGCCCATGCCGGAGATCACCCAGATCACCATGTTCGGCGCGAGCGTGGAGCTGGGCGGACGCATGGCCATCACACCCAGGATCGCCGTCCCGGTCATCCCGGATGAAATCACAATGACCCACACGGGCCGGGTGGGGCTGCAGATGACGGCCACCGTCACCATCCCTCTCCCGGAAATTCCATAAGGAGGACACAACATGGAGTACGGATTCAAACCCACCACGAACGGACGTGCCCTGATTGCCGCCTGCGGGGCGCTGGAGCAGCCGCTGAAGCTGACCCGCGTGACCTTCGGCAGCGGCCTGGTGTCGGAGGGCACCAACCTGGCAGACCAGCACCAGCTGGTCGCCCCCGTGGCAGACGGCACAATCGGAGAGCGGATGCACGAGAACGACCGTCTCTATCTCTCCGTCCAGTATGACAACAGCAAGCACCCTGAGCAAGAGGCCTTCAACCTGGCGGAATTCATCATCTACGCCATGCACCCGGAGACGCAGACGGAGACCGACGTGGCATACGCCACCCTGGGCGATTACCAGCAGCCCGTCCCCGCCTACAGCGCAGACCTACCGGCCAGCATTTTCTCCTTCCCCATGGTGCTGGTGGTCTCGGATGAAATCGAGGTGGTCATCGCAGCCGCCCCTGGCGTGGTGACCCACAACGACCTGCAGCAACTGCTCAACGAAGGTGTCATCGGAATCTCCAAGCAGGAGATCACCATCCCCACGGAGGGCTGGTCGAGCGACCCGGCAGGCGCAGGGGGCGAGGAAGCAGAGGGCGGCGACTTCAACAGCGACTACCCTCAGCAGCTGGACATCGAGATCGCAACCATCACCGCCCGGATGACCCCCATCCTGACGATCCACCCGGAATCCCTCGCTGACGCCGACGGCATCTGCCCCACCTGCCAGACCCTCGACGGGAAGCTCCGGCTCTTCGCAAAGGCAGCGCCCAAGGCAGAACTGCAGGCCACCCTCAGTCTCGTGGGAGGCTCCGGGAGAATCGAATTTGTAACTGAGTAAGGAGGACAGAACCATGGGATACGGCCCCGTAAACGCCCCCAGCTCCGGCGGCAGCAGCGAGGAACTGGAGGCCGTCCGCAAACTGGCTCAAGGGGCGGCAGACACCGCAGATGCCGCAAAGAACACCGCTGACACCGCAAAGGCCACTGCCGATGCCGCCCTGGAGGCCGCGAATGCAGCCAGAGGCGTAGCCAACACCGCAAAGAGCACTGCCGATCAGGCCCTGGCACTTGCTGGTACCGCCAAGGCCACCGCCGATACGGCCAAGGCCACCGCCGATCAGGCCCTGGAGACGGCCAACACGGCCAAAGCCACTGCCGACGCTGCAGCGTCCGCCGCCGCAAAGGCCCAGCAAACCGCAGACGAAGCGGCCCAGAGCATCAAGGACATCACCAATACGATCAGCTCCACGCCGTCTCAGAACGGCTCCCTGGTATACAACGCCAGCGTCCAGTCACCCACCTGGAACAGCTATAACCCGGAGCAGCTCACCCTGGGCGGCGTGACAGAGGGCACCAACGCCGGAGAGTATGAGGCGACCTTTACCCCGAAGGGCGACTACGTCTGGAGCGACGGCACCCAGGATGCCCGGACGGTTACCTGGACGATCAAGCGGAAGACCGTCCAGCTTCCCGCACAGAGTGGAAGCCTCACCTACACCGGCAGCGCCCAGTCGCCCACCTGGGATAATTACAGCGCCGTGGAGCTGGACATGGGCGGCACCACCAGCGGCACCAACGCTGGGAGCTACCAGGCCACCTTCACGCCCACAAGCAACTTCCAGTGGAGCGACGGCACCTACGGAGCCAAGAACGCCACCTGGAGCATCGCAAAGGCGGCAGGCTCCCTGTCCATCAATCCCACCACGATGACGCTGGACGTATCGACCCTTCAGAAAACCATCGCGGTCACCAGGGCCGGAAACGGCGCGATCTCCGTGTCGGTGGACAACACCGCCGTCGCGGAGGCCAGCCTCTCCGGCACCACCATCACCGTCACCGGCAAGGCCAAGGGCACCGCGAAGATCACGGTCTCCGTCGCCGCCGGTACCAACCACACCGCCCCGGCCAGCGTGGTCTGCACCGCCACCGTCAGCCTGCCCAGCAAGACGCTGGCCGACAATGACCCGGCCACCATCCAGGCCGTGGGCGCAGCGGGCACCGGGGCCAGCTACTGGGCGGTGGGCGACAAGATCGGCATCGCCGTCAACGGCACCTTCGGAGGCCTGACGCTGAATCAGACGGTCTACGCCTTCATCCTGGGCTTCAACCACAACCAGAGCGTGGAGGGCAACGGCATCGACTTCCAGTTCGGAAAGACGGCGGACGGCAGAGACATCGCCTTTGTCCAGAGCTACGACAGCACCGGCACCGGCTTCTGCATGAACACGTCGAACACCAACTCCGGCGGATGGAAGAACAGCCACATGATGAAGACCATCTGCCCCGCCTTCCTCAACGCCCTCCCGGCGGCGTGGCGGAATGCCATCAAGAACTGCACCAAGTACAGCGACAACACCGGCGGCGGAAACGACACCGCCAGCTACGTCACCGCCACCACCCAGAAGATCTTCCTGCTGGCGGAGTTCGAGGTACACGGCACCCGCTACTACGCCAACAGCGCGGAGAAGAACTATCAGAAGCAGTACGACTACTACAAAAACGGCAACAGCAAGGTCAAGAACCAGCACACCAGCACCGGCTCCGCCTGCTTTTGGTGGCTGCGCTCGGTCCGTGCGGCCAACACGGCGTCCTTCTGCTTTGTGAACACGGGCGGGAGCGCGGGCTACAACGGCGCCTACTATTCGATTGGCTTCGCGCCGGGCTTTAAGGCCGCCTAATCCAAAAATCCGACACCCAGTGAAGCGGTGGGGGCGAAAGCCCCCGCCAGCGGAACGCAGACCAACGCCAGGGAAAGAGAGATCACGCCATGTCCGTTTACAAATCCCGCCGAAAAGACGCATCCGCCCAGTTCATCGCAGACGCCAGGGAGCTGCGCCGGATGACCGCCAGGGCCGTGAAGCGGTTCCCCAGCAGCTACCGGTACATCGTGACCAACGGCCTGCTGGAGATGGCCAGGGAGATCGTGGTCAACGCCGTGAAGGGCAACGCCGTGTACCTGCACAAAGACCTCCCGCAAGGGGACTTCGACCTGCGGCACCGGTACCTGAAGATGGCGGAGGTGACCGCAGACGCATACCTGGAGGAAATCACCTTTGCCTTCTCCCTTGTGGATGACGGGAACAGCTTCTTCAAGAACAAGGCCGAATACCAGAAGGTATTCAACGGCCTCACGACCCAGGGCAACACCGTCCTGAAGCGGCTGCGGAAGGTGATCGACTCGGACAAGGATCGCTGGCGGCGGTACCAGAAGGAAAAGACTGAGGCCACGCCGAAGCCCCCACCCAAGGCCACCGGCGGAGGGCAGCACACGCCGCCCCCGCCGCCCTGGCCACCCAACACATAAACCAATCCCATAAGGGCAAGCTCTGACGGCTCCGCCTGCAATTGGTGGCTGCGCTCGGTCAATGCGACCAACACGACGAACTTCTGCAATGTGAACACAGACGGGAGCGCGAACAACAACAACGCCTACAATTCGAATGGCTTCGCGCCGGGATTTAAGAAAACGTTACTGGGGCCAGAAATAGTAGCCAACGGCGAACCCGTGCCCCAAAACTTAAAGGAGAGCTTGCACCTTGGAGCCTGACCCGGACAACCGGGCTTCATTCCTAAAATCGCCCCACGACACGATCCGCCCGGACGCTGCTTGCATGGCCGGGGAGTTTGGTGGGCACCAAACCGCAGCTTCAGACCGGAGCGGCGGGGCGGGCCTCCCCGGTTTCATTGGCGGATGTTACGCAGCTGCACTGAAAAACCACCCCCGATGACGGGACAGGTGCCGGAAGCGACGCACCCGGCAAACCACCCGCCGGAGGGGCCGTCTGTGCGTGGGGGCTGCGTCAGACCTAAACAGAGAGGGGACAGCCCCTTTGACAAGTGAAGAACGGCGGGAGGCCCGATACCAGCGCCGAAAGGCGAAACGGGAGGCAAAGGCCCTGGAAACCACCGGAAAGAGCTTCGACGAAGTAATCAACTTCGGAAACATGGTGGAGTCCGGGGAGGATTGCTGCGACGGCTCCCGCTGGAAGACCTCGACGATTCTATTTGAAACGCACCTGCTGCCGGAGTGCGCCGACATCGTGGAGACCCTCGCCGGGGAGAAGCGGCGGTTCAAGGGCTTTCACAGCTTTACCACCGTGGAGCACGGCAAGGCCCGTCAGATCGACGCCCTCCCCATCCAGGAGCGGGCGGGGCAGAAATGCCTATGCCAACACTACCTGACCGAAGCCTTCTCCCGGAGCTTCATCTCCACCAACAGCGCCAGCCTGGAGGGCAGGGGCATGGACTATGCCCTGGAGACCCTGCACCAGCAGCTCACCCGCCACTTCCACCGGTACGGCCTGGAGGGCGGCATCTACCAGTTCGACTTCAAGGGCTACTTCGGGAGCCTGCCCCACGATCTAATCAAGGCCAGGGCCAGACGGGTGATCCGGGACGATAGACTCTACCGGCTCTACTGCAGCTACATCGACGATTTTCTGAAGATGAAGACCGCAGACCCAAAGGCGAAGCGGAAACGCGGCGTGGGCCTGGGGAGCGAGGTCTCCCAGATCACCGCCCTGGACGCCGCCAGCCCCATCGACCACTACTTCAAAGACCGGCGGCGGGTGGAGGCCTATGGCCGGTACATGGATGACGGGTACGCCATCAGCCCCTCCCTGGAGGAACTGCGAGACCTCGACCGCTGCAACCACCTGCTGGCAGCAGACCTTGGCCTCACCCTGAACGACAAGAAATGCATCATCACCCCCTTCAAGCACCACAGCTTCACCTTCCTGAAGGTGCGATTCACGCTGCAGGAGAGCGGCAAGGTCACCATGAAGCTGAGCCGCCAGAGCATCAAGGCCATCCGGCGGAAGATGGACATCTTCAGGGCCTGGGTGACAGAGGGGCAGATGGACGCCGAAGACGCCATCCAGAGCTACCAGAGCTGGAGGGCACACGCGAAGCGGTGCGACAGCTACCGCACCCTGGAGGCCATGGACGTCCGCTTCACGTCCATGTTTGCGCCGGAGCTTCGGCGCAGGAAGAACAAATTCCCCTGCACCCTCCGGGCCAAGAAGACAAAGGCCGGGTGGGAGTACACCAGAATCACGCAGCAGGCCACCCAGGCCGCATAAGGAAGGAGCCGCCCATGGAATACATCGTCCACCACAGATGCCGGGAACTCTCCGCCGCCGGAGACAGACTGAACCTGCCATACGGCACCCGGCTGAACACCATCGGAGACTTTATCGCCACGGCGGAGGGCAGAGCGATCTGCTTCACCACCAGCGAGCTGGCGCACCGCTACATGGCCCGGAACGACGATGGCCGGGGCCTGGAGCGGGGCAAGGTCTCCTGGGCCATCGCCCACAGCCGGAGGGAACGCCGGAGCGATGACGGCAGGCACCGCCAGCGGTTCACCGACCGGGAGATCGAAATGCTGGAGCGGGAGTGGAGCCGCTACCTTGTGCCGGACGCAGAGACCATCCTATTCAACCACGCCTTCTTCGAGGCGGAGCCAGAGGAACTGCTCCCCCTTGCAAGGGCGCTCAACATCAAACCGTAAAAGGAGGACACCACCATGTACAAGATCATCAGCGCCGGGAAAATCGTCGCCCTCTGCGACGCCCCCAGGTACGTCACCAGGAACCCGGACACCGGGGCGCTGGTGGAGACCACTGCGGAGGACGCCATCGGCGTATCCGTGGCCGGGACGCTCTACAACCTGAACGGCGGCAGCGGCATCCCGGACGCACCGGAGGCCGTGGTCTCCGAGGTGGAGGGCGGCGAGATGGTATTCATCGCCATCTCCCAGGCCGACGCCGTCAGCACCACCAGCGGGATCGCCTTTGTCGCCATGGCGGAGGCCGGGACGATTGACGGCGTGACTGCCGGAGAACACGCCGACCTCTTCTCTCCGTGGGCCTATCCCGTCAACTACACCGTGGGCCAGATCCGGCGCTACACGGACGGGAAGCTGTATAAGTGCCTTCAGGCCCACACGTCGCAGGCGGACTGGACGCCGGACACGGCGGTGAGCCTGTGGGTGAGCATCTCAGACCCGGCGGAGGAATGGCCGGAGTGGTCTCAGCCCCTGGGAGCGCATGACGCCTACTCCAAGGGGGCAAAGGTGAGCCACAACGGGAAGCACTGGATCAGCGACCTGGACGCCAACGTCTGGGAGCCTGGGCAGTACGGATGGACGGAAGCCCCGGCGGAGGCCCAGGAGGAATGAGCAACCTGCAGATGATCGAGGCGCTCTGCACTCTCTGCGAGGAACAGAGCCGCATCATCCGGGCGATGGCCCTCCGGCTGGGGGAGTTGAGAGACACCGCCCTGAAGGATGAGATCGCAAGGGCGGACGCCCGATACCGCAAGATCATCGGAAGCGAGGAATGGCCCGACCCCTGCCCGGAAGGGAGGGAAGAAGCATGACTCTACGAGAAGCCCTCGCAGGCGGCGGGGGGCTGCTCCTGCTGCTCCTGACACTGGTGGAGTTCGCCCCCATCAAGGTCAATCCATGGTCTGCCATGGCAAAAGCCATCGGGAGGGCCATCAACGCCGACGTGCTGAAGGAGCTGGGGGCCGTTAAGCAGGGGCTGGCCGACCACATCCGAATGGATGACGAGCGAAATGCAGACGAGCACCGGGCCAGAATCCTCCGGTTCAATAATGAACTGCTCCGGGACATCCCCCACATGAAGGAGGAATTCATCGACATCCTGGCCGACATCGACTACTACGAGCGGTATTGCGACGAGCACAAGGGCTACAAAAACAACCGTGCCTCCCACGCCATCGCCAATATCAGCAGGGTGTACGATGACCGGCTTCGGGAGCACGACTTCCTGGCATCCTCATCCAACGAACGAGACACCGAAGACACGCTCGACACCTGAAAGGAGAGAACACCATGGACACCTTCAAGAAACGCCTTGCAAACCTGCTCACCGTGAAATCCCTGGTCACACTTATTTTGACCGGCGTCTTTGCCTTCCTGGCCGTCACCCAGCAGATCGCCCAGGACTTCATGACGGTTTACGCCGTGGTCATCGCCTTCTACTTCGGAACCCAGTCCCAGCGGATCGCAGACGCCACGGAGGCGGAGAAGACCGGCACCCCCGCCACAGTGAACTACTACTACCGCCCCCCTGATGGAGAAACCGCCGCTGTAGCCGGAACCGAGGTGACCGCCGATGGGGAGGAAGCGAAAGCGTAGCAAAGCGGCGTCCCCCGTGAAGTTTTCCAAAAAGGTGGTCGTGGCCATTCTGGCGGAGGTGACCGCCTTCACGGTGGCCATGATCGCAGTCTACATGAAAACCGGCGGGACGCCGGACACCCTCATCGTCTCCTTCTTCTCCTTCATCGGAGGGGAGGCAGGAGTACTCGGCCTGATCCGCTATGGAGATTCCAAGTACCCAAAGCAGGATGCAAACACCAGCACCGACGCCGGGGCCTCCACCGGCTCCGACGGCGGCGTCGGATGAAGAAAGGACACCTACTATGAGCAACAGCAAGCTGGCGAGCGTCACCCTGATCTCGCCCAACAAAAACAGCCCCAGGAACAAGCCCATCGACCGGATCAGCATCCACTGCTTCGTGGGCCAGGTGACGGCCAAGCGAGGCTGCGAAGTCTTCCAGCCCACCAGCAAAAAGGCCTCCTGCAACTACGTCGTGGGATACGATGGCAGCATCGGCCTGTGCGTCGACGAAGGAGATCGGAGCTGGTGCACCTCCAGCCCCGCCAACGACCACCGGGCCGTGACCATTGAGACCGCCTCCGACAACAAAGACCCCTACGCCGTGACCGACAAGGCCTATGCCGCCCTGCTGAATCTGGTGGAGGACATCTGCCGCCGGAACGGGAAGACGAAGCTGCTCTGGCTCGGAGACAAGGACAAGACCCTGGCCTTCAAACCGGCGGCAGACGAAATGGTGCTCACCGTCCACCGCTGGTTTGCAAACAAGGCCTGCCCCGGCCAGTACCTCCTCGACCGGCACCCGGAGATCGCAGCGGAGGTGACCCGGCGGCTGGGGGGCGGCTCCCAGACCTCCGGCACCACCCAGGCCTCGGACAACCTCTACCGGGTGCGGAAGACCTGGGCGGACGCCAAGTCCCAGGTGGGGGCCTACAAGAGTCTTGCCAACGCCAAAAAGGCGGTGGACAGCCACCCTGGCTATGCGGCCTTTGACGGCAGCGGCAATCAGGTCTACCCGGAACAGGAGGCCAGCTTCCAGCCGTACCGGGTGCAGGTCACCACAGCCAACCTCCGCATCCGCACCGGCCCCGGCACCAACTACGCCGCCACCGGCGGCTTCACCGGAGCTGGCGTTTTCACCATCGTGGAGGAAAGCCCCGGCACCGGCAGCACCGCCGGATGGGGCAAGCTCAAGAGCGGAGCCGGGTGGATCAGCCTGGACTACGCCAAGAAAATCTGAACAAAGGCCTCCTCGCGCTTCGGATACCCTCATGCGCGAGGGGGCCGCTTTGCATTGGCCCCTGCTGGCCCCTGTGCGGCCCCGTGTGGGCCTTTTGCGTCCGGGGGCATAAAGAGACACCCCCACCGCCCTATTGCCGTCTTTTTTCCAATGGAAAAAAGCCAGAGGGCAGCGAGGGCGGCAGACCGTGGGCAAGGGCAAAAAGAAGGAGCGGCCAGCGACCCCGTGTGGAGCCGCAGCCGCTCACCTGCTCCGCCCCTTCAATAGAGGCTGATCGTGAACCCGTTGCGCTTCAGATAGGCATCCGCCTGGGCTTCCTGGGTGAAGGTGCGGGACTTCTTCTTCTGGCGATCCCTGCCCAGCACCACCGTGTCCCCTATGCCCTTGATGACCCACTGGAGCTTCCCGTTCTTTTGCACCAGGTTGAAGTAGACCATCTCGCCCTTTGCATTCGCCAGCTTCGCCATTGTTCATGCCTCCTTACTCACAACGCCGTCACAATACAGACCACCGTCCCGCCTCGCATGGGCCATGCACCGAAGGAAGGTGTCCATCAAATCGGCGAAAGGCTCATCCTCCATGTAGTACTCCAGCTCGTCGGCATCATCCGGGCCGACGGAGAGGTCGCCGTATTCGATGTCGCCGTCTGCGACGCCCAGGGCCAGCCAGCCATTCAAAAAAGACTCGTTATTCACATTCCGTGCGATAAACTCCATCGCCTTCAGCATTTTGATGCGTTCGTTTGCGTTCATTTCAAAACCCTTTCCCGCCTGCCATCATCAGCGCCGGGAGGCGATCCCCGGTCGGACGGCCCAGGGTGGGCCGTTTCGGCTTAGTAGGTTTTATGGGCGCTGCGGGCCATTCCGTGGATCGCGGAGGCGATGCAGCCCTCGATGGTCGGCCCGTCTTCCCAGTGATTGGGGCCGACGAAGCGCCAGACCTTGGAGCCGTTCGGAATGACGCCCAGAACAGCTACCTTGCCATTCTCTTCATCCTGCAGGACTTCCACCTTGAAAGCCTCCTTTTCACCGATGTAGTCCAGGTACCCCCAGCCGATCCGGGCAACGCCCTTCGTAATGGAGCGGATGCCCCAAGACCAATTCGGATCTGCCTGCCGCTCACGGGCCACCGCCGCCTTGATGGTCTCCCGGTAACTCCGAATATCCAGAGTTTTCATTCCTTCCATGTTTCAGACCTCCTCAGCTTTGAAGCACTCAGGGAATGCCAGGTAGATTTCACGGGCCACCATTTGAGCCTCCGTATACGCCCCGATGACCTTGTCGATCTCGGACACCGGCAGAGCGCCCCAGGAGGTAGTCTGGACGGTGATCCGCTGGACGGCTTCGCCGTAGCTGGCCCCCACGTAGATCTCCGGAGAGTAGGAATCCCGGTTGATCGGATAGGCGGTGA